TATGTTCCATTTTTGCCGATGTTGACATTAGATGTATCAATAGCAACGGCAAAAGTACTATTACCAGCGTGTGGCACTTCGACTTCGCCGCCATCTGAAGTAGTAGCAAAAATTTGCATTCCAGTCGTAAACGAAGTGACAGAGTCTCCCTTTAAGTGTTTGTTTAATGCAGCAGGAACATAAAGTCTTAAACCTGTTAACCCGTTAACCGTAATATTGAAAGACGCAGTTTTGCTGCGGTATGTAGCAGTAACTGTCTTTGCTCCGACGGTGGTCATACTTAGAGTGCTAAAAGTGACATCAGATAATTTAATTGGGGTAGATGATGCTGATATATCCTTGTTACCTGCATTTCCATAATTAGCAGTTAATACTAAACCAGCAGTAGAAAAGATATTGTTTGTTTTATATACAACTGTTGTGGGATTGGTTTTAATTGAAATAGAAGCGACATCTATAACATATTTTGTCGAGGATCCATTCGCCCATTCGCCAGTATTGGAATCATAGGCTTTATATGTCCATGTTTTTGTTCCCAAAGAGAAGTCTCCGCTTAGCCAAGCAAAGGTGCTGGAATTAGGAGTAAACGACCTTGTTGTTCCGTCAGAGTAATTTATGGTTACCGAAGACGGCAGTCCGGGATTTTGAACCGTTTCATTTAGATATTTATAATTAGGGGCTGTGTTTTCTCCGCTTGCGGAAGAAGCGCCAACAACCGTGATCGAATATGTGCTAGATTTTCCACCATAGGAAACAGTGATAGTTTTAGAACCCGCGATGGTCATATTGGGCGAAGAAACAGATGAACCGGCTGTGATGTTTATTTGATCGGCCAAATTTCCACCATAAGCGGATTTATAGTAGTAATTTCCAGTAACTACTAGTCCAGTTGATGAGAAAGTGCTATTTTTATAAAACTTTTTCGTTACCGAATTTGTATTCAAAGTAATGGAATTTAATACTAAGTCATCAACAGTAATTCTTCCAACTTGTCGCCTTTCGGTATGTGCTCCGGGATATGCACTTCCTGAAACCTCATAATCAACCTCGACATAAATACTATATGGACCGCTACTGGTTAGCGTTTTCGGACTTACTGATTCAGGCCATGTGTCCGCATAGGGATTACCGCCAAAGTGCTTATGATAGTCATTAAAGGGGATTGTGAATGAAGTTCTATAAAGATTAAAGTTGTCATTTCTTAATGATATAAAATCCCAACTTTGCCAAAACACATCACCCGCGTGACATTTCATCGTTCTTACTAAAGTATTTTCATAGTAAATACGAATCTTTTTTATATAGACTGGGGTAGAGTCGCTTGATGAAAAGTTCGAACCTCTAGTGATGTATAAAGATAATTCGCTAGCAGAAAACTTATATTTGCTTTCGCCGCCACTAGGAGCATTATTTCTAAACATTGTATAAGGATTTAAAGTACCTCTTAGTCCGAATTTAATCCAACCATTATCAACATCAGTGCCTATCTGAATATATGTTGGGGTGTTACCGCCACCCCCGCCATCAACTATAAGAAGATCGCCTATATAACCACTTGCCATTTTATTCTTCCACCTTTCTTAAAGATGAAATAATAATTTCAAGGTTGTTTAAGTTAGCCTTTTCCTTAGGCTTAACTGATGTATCTAAAGTCCATTCCCAAAAGCGAGTGGTTCTCACGTTTGCTCCAGTATCAATAAATGTCCCGGACACAAGCTTGTTCTTTCTCCACTGAGTCATTAAATTGACATCGTCATAGGCGGATGCAGCACTAATTGGTGAGTCTTTATAAGTAAGTCCTATCGTAGTAACAGGTATATACGTATGTACGCTATCTTCGATTTCTACTAGCTCATATCCTGGCATAATCCTTAGCATGAGGTATTTATTACCGCCAAAGATATATAGTCTATTACCGCTTACTCTCATGAATGATTTATAGTCTTCGAGCTCGTAAACGCTAATTTTGGTGAAAATAGCATCTAAAAAGGAAAATCTTTTGCCAATACGGAAAATCTCATATAAAAACTTGCCTATATGAGCGACAGTGTGCAAATAACCATCTTCCGCTTTAAATTGAATTAAAGAATTGACTCTTCCCTCTGCTTTGGCAATTTGTTCCCAAGCATCACGAGTTTGGTTGATGCCATCTTTATAAAGGATGTTTAAGATTTCTCTGCCATTGTAATTTGCGAGTTTAGTTTCGGCTTCTTGAAAGTCCACACCAGCAAAAAAGCCAGTAGTAAAGGTTCTTCTGCTATTTAGGTCGCTATTCGCTAGGGTTATTCTGAACTTATCCTTATTAGCCATATAAGTCACCTAGATTCTGTATTTAGCACGTATAGAGTTTTGGTATGGAATTGATTGTCTTTTATTAACTTCAGCGACAAATTGTTCAAAGTAGTTTAAATAACGTTTGCATCTATCTGGATCAACTTCTTCCCAAAGCTCGCTTTTAGCAAAGTAGTTAATGTAATTGCATAGTTCATCGGTTAAGCCATATTTGGTTTCGATATCATCTTCGCTCTCAAAATCCGCTTCCGTGAAATTAGGTATTTTTCTTTCATAGCCAACATGAATAGTGCTATCGAGACCATAGCCTAGATAGAGCAGTTTTTCGCCGACTTGCGACCAACCAATCCAGTAAGGAGAACCATTTTTCAAAATGAAAACAGTACGAATCTTTCTTAGATCAGTAATAGATGAAACGTCATACACGTCTTCGTCTTTATCTGCGGTTAAAACAGCATACTTGAGTTCGATTTTTTCGGATGTCATTAAACGTGAAATTGCTTTATTGATTGAAAGGAGAATATTATTCACTTGGTTGGAATACTCGGGATTTTTGAATAATGAGCCATCGCGTAAAAGAGCCACAGTTAGGTTTGAATCATCATTGTGGAATGTTTCTCTTAAGCAATTGATTACTAGATCTGCAAGCCTCATATGTCTTCCTTCCTTTTTTAGAATTTGTTTCGATAAGTGGTTCGTATTGGAGTTGCACCAATATAAGGGGTGGTTTCCTTATTCACTCGAACAAACCAGAATGCCACTTTTCAGTGGCAGAGGTTTTACCTGAAGGCTTCTTCAAGTTCTTTCATACGCTTTTTGTATTCTTCTTTAGCCTTTTTGGTTTCGGTTAGCCAATTTTTAACGACTTCGGAGACCGTTTCCGGAACATCGACTGTCACGCCAACGGGGATTACATAAGTAACGCCATTGATAGTAACTGTCTTGGCTTTTTCCCATTCATTTAGAGCATCTTCTGGGATGAACACAGGAACGTATTTGACAATTTTGTCTGCCATGATTTTTACCACCTTTCTTTTTGGGTGGGGTTGATTATGGCTCAACCCCTTAAGCCGTTATAGGATTGCTATTAGCTATCTTGGACAGCGTTAGCGGAGACAAGAGTGACAGCGGCTGCGCCCTTCTTGACTTGGACGAAGATAGTGGCATCGTCTTTGGTGCCTTGGATGATGTCAACACCTGCAAATGAGGCAGAAGTCCACACAGCACTAGTTGCCAAATGGTAACCAGAACCAGCGGCGACTGTGGCCTTAAGGATGTTGCCTGGGGCAACGTTGCCAACGACTGAAATGCTAGTGTTAGTACCAGCGGTTAAGGTTGGTACAATAGCACCTGAAGCGCCGCGGTATCCAATTCTGTTGGAGTCAGTGAGATCACTGGCAACTGCAGTGGCGTGGTAGCATTCGTAACGAACTAATGCTTCATCGCGGAGGATACGAGCACCGAATCCATCGTGTTTCCAACCGATTGAACCACGTTGATTAAGCGGGTCGCTGGAACCTGAGGAACCGAGTGCTTTGTAGATGACTTCAAAGCCACCGGCGGCATCTTCGCCATCGATAGCAACAGCGCCATACGCTTCTTTACCAAAAGCTAAGCAAAGGTGAACGTTGTCGCTCGCGACCGGGACGATATTGGTTTCGATGAAACGGAAACCTAAGAAGGTTCCAACTTCACCGTTGATGATTCCGGATTGATCACCATATTTTTCGACATCGATCCAGGATAGGTTGACGCCGCTCAAATTTTTGATATCGGCGATAACTTCTGGAGAGGCCAAAAAGATGAACTTTCCGCCTTCGAGTGGTTCAACACCTCTGCGGACAAAATCTGCTTTGATAGCATTGATGTCGGCGATGGTGATGCCCTTTGTGGCGCTTTTGACAAGAGCTCTGGTTTCCTGACCTTGAGCATAACGGACGTTTAATCCGCTGAATACGACTGAAGCGAGTAAGCTTCTCATTCTGTTCTTGGCGTTCTTTCCAAGAAGTTTGCCAGAGATGGTGAGCTGCTTATCGAGGCCGTATTTAAGCATTTTGTCGGTCAACGGGACAAAGTTACCTTCTTGGTAAACTTTGACGGAAAAGTCGACTAACGAATACTTGAGGCCATCCGGTGAAACACCTTCGATAAGGTGGTCGGTGGAATCGGGAAGATCCTTGTACATCCGCCATGAATACTCATCGCTGGATGGGGTAAAATTTGTTTTTTCGGCGAATCTGAATAAGACATCGTCTTTTAATCCGCCTAATTCGTACATAACGGCTTTTTGCATAAACTCTTGTTGAGCCTGTGATAGTTCGCCGCTAGTAATTTTGACTTCGTTCATACTATGAACTCCTTTCTTTAATTGTCAATTTTTCGTTTGCCCCTTTCGACTTCGTCCATGAATTTCTTGAATTCATCGCGGGACATGTCCTTAATCGCTTTCTTAGCCACTGGATCCTCTAGTGAGGAAGCGGAACCAGGGTTTGAAACTTTGTTGGCCACAATCTTTTTGGTTTGTGGATTTTCTTTCGGATAAGCCTTGTCGAATTTGGAAATAATGGATTTGAGAGGAATGACACCAAGTAAGTCTTCAGCAAACTCCGAGAATTTTTGGTTAGACCAGTATTCTTGAAGCTCTTTCTGCGTATGCCCTTCAGCGAGGTAATCTTTAACCTCTTGGGTCGCCCTGGCTTCTTGCTTTTCTTGTTCGGTTCTAGTGTCTTCGGCAGCCTTGCGAGCCGCTTCGGCTTTTTCCCGACGTAGTTTCTCAACCTCGTAAGGTTTGTTTGGGTCGCCACCATTGGCTTTTACTTCGTCTTGAAGTTCATAGAACTCGAAATCGTCATCGGTCTCTATTGGGGTGTCGGTATAGGGGTTTTTACCACCTACAGATTTGATGCGAGCCCGTTTATATCCTTCAGCGTCACCCATGGCTTTTGCTTTACGGACATCGCGTTCGCGTCTCTCTTTGGCAAACTTGGCGTTCTCTTCTTTCGACTGACCCTCGCCTTTCTTATTAGGTTCTTCAGGTGCAGGCGGTTTGCCTTGCTTGTCTCCCCCTTGATTAGATGGTTCATCAGAGGGGTTTGGTTTACCTTCGTTACTCGGATCGGGATTTACTTCGGGTATTTCCTTATCTTTCACTTCAGGATTTGGGTTTTTGACTTCTTCCATTTTTGTCCTTTCTAGACCACTACAATGGTAGTGACTCCACATTTACGCCGCGTGGGTGCGATTTATTAAACCTTTTAATAAGGATTTAACCTTCTTTAGCCATTTCTTCCGCTGATGGTAAGGCTGAACCACCTTTTTTACCTTGAAGATTTTTGATAATTTCTTCGCGGTTAGCCACAAGCTCTTTAGCGGCTCCAAGAGAATCTCTGAACGATTTTTCCATTTCCTTGGATGTGATGTCTTTTTGCTTTGCCACGAGTTCAAGCTGTTTGACTCTTGATAAAGCCATTTGCAGCATTCCGCCCAATTGCTCAAGTTGACCTTTAAGCTGTGCGTTCTCGCTTTGTCTTTGCTTTGAAATCAAGACGCGAATATCGGCTTTCTTGGATTCGGACATGAGCGGGTTGAGATTTAACCACATTTCAAATGAATCAGGTGACATCTTTTCATAACCGCCATTTAGGAAGAGGTTATTGATTAGGTCAGTATCGATAATTTCGCTGTACTTTGTGCCTTTGCCTGGTTCGCAAACGATATCGAAGTAGTGGCCGAGCAGTTCTTTCTTGGGATCGATCTTCCGACGTTGAGTTTTGGTTGGCTCGCCTTTCCTCGTCGCTGCTTCTTTAGCAGAAATTTGGGATCCATCTGGCAAATCGACCATTGACTTATCGTCTTTAAGCATTGTTTCGTAACTTTGCATTTCGTCTTGCAGTTCAGCATCAGACAAGTCGTAGATGTAGTAACTTTCAGGATAATAGTGCTTATAAAACTGGAGACGGATTTTGGACGATTCAACGAGGAAGCGCCAATAACGGTTTTGAATTGCTTCAATTTTCTTGTTTCTTTGTTCTTCCAAGATTTGTAGCGCATACGCGGTAACATCTTTTAAGTTGGAAGAAGAATCAACTAATTCATTTGTCCCGGTTATCATCTTTGTAATATCGATGATAGTGGAGACATAGTTCATTACTTGGGCATTTAGTTGATTGCCCTCAAGCCTTTTAATTCCGAAGGCGCTGCCCGGAGTGTAGTCGGTGAATACTCCGCCGGGTTGACCAGTCCAAGTTTGACCGTTAGCGGCACCTTCTTTCATGACGATTGTCGCCCAAGCGGTATCTTGAATTTCTTTTGCCACCATCGCAGTCATAAAGTTGACAAGCTTTTGGTTATCAAAGACATCTTCGACAACGCTTCTTCCGTACAAGCAATTCCTGCGTCTACGCAAGACGAGAATCGATATCGGATAAAGCATCATCTGGTCTTTGGCTTCGTAGTGGCTTTCGTCGCTTGCGGGTTCAAGAGATTCATCCTGGAAGTTTGGCACTTCGGGATCAAGCTCATAGATTTCTTCGTCATCCGGCGAATAACCGTTTTCTTCATATTCAGGTTTCAATCTTAGTTTTTTAATGATTAAATCCGGATTAAGCGGTTTCGGTTCGGTCAATTGGACGTGTCTTGTTGAGCGAGTCCAATAAACTTCGCCTTCGATACGGAAAAATCTTGTGTATAAGGTGACAGCTCCGTTTTCGAAGCCTTCATCATCTGCGTCGTAATTATCTTTTTGATCCAAATAATCGTCGGGAACGATAGAAGAGATGATTTCGGCATAGTTCTTCATCTTTTTATCGACCGTGGCTCTGGCGGCTTTGACTTCGGCTCTGTGGCGGAAGCCAACATAC